GGGTATTATACTCGTACGACTAGCAGTGACCCTTGGATTGCCCAGACCGCAGCCTACTCTTCTACTGAGGAGATGGCTTCCACAAATCATTTTCCGCTTGATACGGAAGTTGATGATGGTGGGCCTTGGTTGTTGATCAAGCATTCGCTTGATTACACCTTTGCGTTCGAACCAATGCCGTCTGGCTTCGGGAACTTCTACGGGAATTATTCCTGTAGTCCTTCAGCCAATGGCAACGTCGAACCACCATCCCAGATATCGAAGTCCGAGATGTGGGCGCGCGGTGCTACCGCAATTGCCCGTAGTGCCCCCACCAATCCATTGGTTAACCTCGCTTCCAGCGGGGCTGAATCAGTGAGTGCGGGTCTTGGACTTTCGGTACCTGGTTATCGAACTTGGCGTGAGAGAACGAAGCTGGCAAGATCTGCTGGCGACGAATATCTCAACGTTGAATTCGGTTGGTTACCCCTTGTCAGTGACATCAGAAAGACGATGTACTCTGTCAAGCATCACACTGAGCTTGTTAAAGCCTATGTTGATGGCTCTGATCGTAAGACCAGAGTGGGTTATCGATTTCCCGGACAGAACGACAATGCGGTGCTGAAGAACATAGTTATTCAGCCTTTTCCCGCTGTTGCGTTCAATACGTTCGGAGTGGGAACCGCGACCTTCAAGACTTTTGAAGAAACGTGGTTTTCGGGGTGTTTTAAGTATCATGTTCCGTTGGGAACAGATACTGCCTCGAAGCTTGCTCGGTACGAGTCCCTCGCAAATCATTTGCTTGGTACTCGCATCACTCCAGAAGTTCTCTGGAATGCAGCCCCATGGTCATGGCTCGCCGACTGGTTTGGGAACATTGGGGATGTTTTACATAACATCTCCGTTCTCGGCCACGACGGGTTGGTGATGCAATATGGTTATATCATGAACCATCGTCTCCAACACTTTATCCTTGAAGGAACTATTGGCGGTCGTAATGTCGCCAGGTTCCAGATAGATGAGTATAAGAGGCGTGAAAATGCAACACCTTACGGATTTGGATTCAATATGTCAGCTCTTTCGAGCCAGCAGATTGCAATCCTAACTGCCCTTGGTCTAACTAAGGGCGTGCCCGGTTTTTCACATTAGTGGGAATCCGGTTATTTACCAAGGCGTCGTGGGATCCACTCACGATGTCAACACTCAAGATAGGAATGCTTATGTCGTTCGCAGATCCCCAGTCTGTAACAATCAATGCGGTTGCGCAGACTCTGCCTCGAATCTCTTCGGGGCAGAACTCTGGTGTCTTCCAAAAGGATGACACAACGGTGAAGCTCACCGTTTCCCATTCTTATGGGAACCGAGTTCGTCGGCAAATCCGCCTTGACTTCTCCAAGATCGCGGCTGACCCATTGATGGCCAGCGTGAATGTTCGGTTGAGCATGTCGGCCTATTTGGTCGTCGATGTTCCTCCGACGGGGTTCACGGTCACCGAGGCGAAGCAGATCGTGGATGGCCTCACGGCCTACCTCACTGCCAGCTCCGGTGCTCGTGTGACCCAGCTCCTTGGAGGGGAGAATTAACTCCCGCAGACAGGGACCCTAATCGGGTTTGCGGCGGCATCAAGCTATGGACTCTGCACCTGAAAGGGACAGATGAAAAGCCTGATGTTCCTGTGGCGAGTTGTGGCCGAAGACTTGGCCACACAAATCCACACCAGCGCCACTCGTGACTATAAAACTGTCACGAGTCGTGTCAAGACAGAGGGTGACAGTTTTCTTACTATCACCCTTCCCTCCGTAGCTAACGCCTTAGAGCGTGGCCTTGAAGAGGGGTTCTGGGATCCCACTCTGTGTTCAAGTTTCAAGCACAGAAGAGGTCTCCCCCAATTTCTAGGGGGTTTCCTGGATCTTGTCTTTGACCGTGATACTGGTCGTCTCTTGGACGCACCATCTGTGGATGCTATCTTTGCTGTGCGTCAGCTTTCGCTGATGTACAAAAAGATCCTCTTACCGTGCAGCGATGCACGGGTCCGAGGTGCCATGGATGGTTTTGTCCAATGTGAAATGGAAGTGTCAGACTGGAATTGGTACTCCGATAGTCAGCGTTCAGCTTTCCGTCGGATGTCCAGTCTCTTGTTCGCGGACGTCTTGACTGACGTCGAGCATGCCCTTTATGAGGGTGAGCTTATTCCGCGACATGGCCCTGGCGCTACTGCTGACGGCCTGAGGGGAAACAAAAAGTACTCTCAGGTCGAATGGCCGAGGCGTTTGGAGGACGTGTTCAGTTACATCGAATACGCCCTTCCCAACTTTCGTCATCATGGCGAAGTTGAGGGTGTCACCTTCCTGGAACCTGAGGCGGAGAGGCCTGTAAGGGTCATATCCGTCCCTAAAACGCTGAAGACCCCAAGGATCATAGCGATCGAACCGACCTGCATGCAGTTCATGCAGCAGGCCATCTCGAATCGCCTGGTCCAAGATCTGGAATCCAAACATATTGGTTTCAGAGGCCACAAGGCTGAAAATCTCAGCTACGGCTTCTTGGGATTCTCCCAGCAAGATCCAAATAGGATCATGGCTAAGGAGGGTTCCCACAGCGGGGAACTTGCTACACTCGATATGAGTGAGGCAAGTGACCGGGTCAGTAATCAGCATGTAGTAGATCTCTTTCGGTCTTGGCCGTATCTTTCAGATGCGGTTCAGGCTGTGAGGTCCACCAAGGCTGATGTAGATGGTTGGGGGGTTATACCCCTCGCCAAATACGCGTCTATGGGTTCCGCCCTCACCTTTCCTGTGGAGGCCATGGTCTTTTTGACCGTGGTCTTTATGGGTTTGGAAAAGATGGCGAGACGCCAGTTTACCAAGAAGGATATTAGATCCTTCAAGGGTAAGGTGCGTGTCTATGGGGATGATATCATTATTCCCAACGACAGTGTCTCTTTCGTGATAACTGAACTCGAAGGTTTTGGTTTTCGAGTAAACGGTAACAAGTCTTTCTGGAAAGGCAAATTCAGAGAGTCTTGCGGCGGAGACTATTATGACGGCGAATGGGTTACCCCTGTTTACGTCCGTCGTAGTACTCCACGGTCACGAAGCGACGTGGATGAGGTAGTCTCGTTCGTATCGTTTAGAAATCAGCTTTACCAAGCTGGTCTCTGGACGGCGGCGAGACGGTTGGATGCGGTTGTTGAGGGAGTTCTTCCCCACTTCCCGACAATCCATTCAACTTCACCCTTGTTGGGCCGGCATTCCTTTCTATCTTATCAGGTGGACAGGATGTCTAACGTTACTCATTCTCCGATTGTTCGGGGATACGAGGCACGTTACACCATGCCCCATTCTGAATTGGATGGGATTGGTGCGCTCTACAAGTGCTTGCTGCTTCTCCACCAACGTGGTGAATTGCAGCTCAGTTGGCTCTACCCTGAGTCGACTGATAGCGAGCATCTGAAGCGCGCTGGGCGAGGACGAGCCGCCGGATTGAAGCTCGTCTGGAGGCCTCCCTACTAGTTAGGGTGGCGGCTACCCGATATGGGTAGAACCCTAGAGGATAACCTCTAGGGGGGGTATAACCCCCTGTGGAGCGGG